AAGGGCTTTAATCACTTTTACGACTTATACAACAAAGAAGCTAAGGATAAGGACTATAAGAGCTTCCACTTCACTAGCTACGACAACCCGCACTTACCTAGTGAAGAGATAGACAAAGCTAAGCAAGAGCTATCAGCAGACGCTTTCGCACAGGAGTACATGGCTGACTTCAGGAAGGTAGCTGGCTTAGTCTGTAGTTGGTGGGACAGGGAGATACACGTCCAGGAAGCAGGAGAGCTGGTTGAATGGTACGAAACCATAGACGGAGGCTTTCAAGACCCTCTAGCGTATCTACTGATTGGAGTGGGTAGCGGTGGAGGTATCTACGTCAAGGATGGCTTCAGGAAGCCTAAGCTAAGTAAGGACGACATTAAGATAATGCGTGACTTGATACTCGACAAGCACGGCGCAGTGGTAGAGGAGGGATGGATAGACTGTGATGACCCCCGACTGGAACAGGACTTGAATGACCTAGACATCAACGTCAAAGGCGTAGAGAAGCTAAAGGGGGAGTCTAGGAGTTGGGATGAAGAACTAGCAAGGACTATGGAACAGTACGGTAGGCTAGAGGAAGGCGTATCGGGTATCTACATAGACCCTAAGCTCGACTGGTTGATACAGGAGATAGAAACACTCATGTGGACAGAGACCACGGTAGGGGAGACCCTACCCAAGTGGGACGACCATAGACGGTATGGACATCACTATGATGGCTTGAGAGCGTTAGCCTACTTTCTAATATCGTTTACAAGAGAGAAGGGGGGCATAGTTAGGTGGCCACAGGTAAGCTTTATAGAGAAGATGTCAGAGAAGGACGAAGGTATGTATGACCCTGAACAGGCGTTCACTAAGCGTAATCCCTTTAGTCCATGAACACTCCATGTTCAGTCCATAAGAGCGTACTTAGTCATACAGTCATGGCACTGAATGATGACTGCACGTGCGCCTAACTCTTGTTGTGAGTCCCCTACAGTGACTTGTATAACATCGCTTATAACTTCACTAAGCACCCTACTACAGTAGATACAACGTATTAGGCGTTTGGTATTTACATCACCACCAAGCCAAACACTTATGACACGTCTTTCTCTTTTAATATCGTTCTTTTCATCACGGTTTAGCGGTGTTTCTATGTTGTCGTATGAAGGAAGCATTGCTAACAACGTAACATGAATGTATAATCTTAGTAAGAGCTACTGTATCAACTTATGGCATACGTTAATCTATCAGAAGACCTTGAGATAGGTACGGAACACCTAGAGCCGTTTGACTTAGGTATGGAGGATGACGAGCTTATTAGCGCATTGAGTAAGCGTATATCAGACTCACGTTCATTCTGGGAGACAGACCAGAAGCTAAAAGAACGGCGTAAACTACTGGAAGAGTATTGGAGGGGGGAACACCGTATCCGTGACTTGTATGACTATCAACACCCTGCCTACATAGATAATAGGGTATATATGCACGTTGAACATATAACCCAAGTGGCTAACTCCCAACTAGCAGAGCCTGTAGTAACGTCATTCAGCAAGGCTAAAGGTGATAAAGACCTAGCTACCTCGTTTGGCGAATACTTGTTGGCGTATGCGGACAATCACGGCTGGTTAAACGTCAACAGAGTAGTTACCCGTAACCTATTACTACAGTTCATTGGTATCAAGAAGATATTCTGGGATGACAACATGGGACCAATCTCACGCCGTACAGGTCTGCCTATGGGTAACGTCAACATCCAATTCGTAAGACCTAACAACATCATAATTGACCGTTACGCTGTCCCCTTCTCCAACCCATCTATCGTTACAGAGATAGTACGCAAGACTACAGATGAATGGATTGACCAATTCCCCTCCAAGAAAGCCTTACTAGAGGGCAAAGTAGGGAAAAACAAACTACTTACATTGTTCGAGTCGCACTTTACATATCTAAATGAAGAAGGCGCACCTAGAGAGGGTGTGGTGTTCTTCTCCGACCAACTAAATGAAGTTATCCACAAGACCAAGGACAGAGACTGGGATGAAGAAGGAGAGGTAGGCAATGACGGATTGACAACTTATAAGAACATGCTAGATATGCCTAACAAGCCGTATGCCTTCTTGACCATGAATAACTTAGGTAAGCACTTCATAGACGATACCACCCCCATAGAACAGTTCTTACCCCTACAGGACATACTCAATCAGAGAGGACAACAGATTAAGGATAACGCCGAAGAGGTAAGAGGCTCCAAGATATTCAATAAGAGAATGGTAAACAAGGAAGACGCTGCACGCTTCACCAATGACCCTGGCTCTCACATATTGGTTAATGGTGACGTTAGACAAGCCGCCACCAACCTAGTACCGCCTGAAGTACCCAACTGGGTAATAGAGGACAAGTTAGACGCTAGAAGCGAAGGTGACAACATAGTCGGTGTTCATGGCCCCACTAGAGGTGAACGTCAAGGAACAGACCAACCTACTACTATTCAGTTACTCAAGGAAGGTGACTTTCAGCGTTCCAGTGACCTAATCGCTGGTATTGAACGTATGGATGAATACGCCTATAAGTACGCCGCCCATCTAATGAAATTGAACTACACCGAAGAACACTACGAAGCTGTAATGGGTAGCGATGGTAGAAGAACGTTTATCGGTATGACTGCATCATCTATCCCCCAATCTGGTATCACTGTTAAAGGTGGAACTACATTACCTACTGATAAATTATCACAACGAGAAGAAGCCTTAGACTTAGGCAAAGCTAATAAGATTGATAACATTACCTTCTTTGAACGGTTAGGCTTCCCCAACCCCCGTGAGATGGCACGTAAGCTGTTCTTACATGAAGTAGCCCCAGACCAGCTATATATAGGCGAAATAGACATAGAGGAAGCTGAAGAAGACGTAGAGCGTCTAAAGGCAGGGGAAGCACCTGAAATGCCAGATAAGATAAGCGAAGGCTATGTAAACGTCATGGTTAAGTTCTTACAAAGTGATGAGTTCCAAGAGTTATCCCCAGAGCTACAACAGCAAGCCCAAGAGTATATCGGACAAGTAACAGAAACAGCTAAAGGACAAGTGGCGGAAGCACAACCTCAAGGTGAGCCACAAGGTGAGCCACAAAACATGATGCAGAAGGCAGGAGGAGCCATTAAGAACGGCATTGGTAACCTAATGGGAAAGTAATGGCATACGGAAGACCACAATTAAAAGCAACAAAACGTGCTACTAAACGTGCTACTAAGAAGCCTGGCAAAAAGGCTATGGTATCCGCCCTTGCACGTAGAGCTAAAAGGTACTAAGATACAAGTATGACCGATGAGCCTCCCGTAGAGGAGCAATTCACAAAAGAACAAGTGGACGATATGATTAGCGAGAAACTCTCTGAACAAGAGGAGCTTTTGAATACCAAGATGGATGAAAGGATTACAGAGGTTAAAGAGGAGCTTAAACCCAAAGAGGTAAAACCAACCGAAGCTCCCAAGTATGTAGATGAAAGTTTTGGTACAGATACTAATTTTTCTTACAATGACTTAATGGCTAAAGTAGTTGATGTAGTAAAGGAACACGTCCCCCAAGCTGATACCGAAGCTATTGCTAAAGAGGTTAAAGACTCTCTAAAGCAAGACGAAGAAGCCAAACAAACCGAAGCCAAGCAAGCTGATGAGGCATGGGACAACCAAGTAACTGACCTTAAAAAAGCAGAAAACCTAGACGACAAGACCATTACCGAAATCATCACTAAGGCTACCAAGTGGAACAAAGAGAACCCAGATGGGGTTATAACATCAATGAAGTTAGCCCATGAGTTCTGGAAGAAAGGAAAGGAAGTTAAGCCCAGAATACCAGGCGCACCCACTAATAATGCAGATGATGACCCAGAACAAAAGATATTTGCCAGCTCTGAAGATGCTATGGCTTACTGGTTGAATACGTATGGAAAATAAGTAGTTGCGCTTTTAGATAAAGACTGTATATTAAGAAATAGCGATGCCCGACATCCATTTGGATGCGGGTATTTTTTATTTCTTAAGTATTAACTATGGCTGACCCAACATCACCAGCATTAACAGAGAGAATTAAGGGCTATGTCAATCAGGTACTGTTGCCAACGGTATCCGATAACATATTTACTGGAAACGTCTTGTTATATAGGCTGTTTAACGGTAGTCCAAAGACATGGAGCGGAGGACGCTACATGGAAAAATCAGTAGTTTGGCAGAAATCCACACAAGGTGGTTCATTTTCTGCCGCAGAACGATTCGATACTGCGGCGGAAGACAACACTATTCGCTTGCAGTTCAAAAGCAAGATGGTGTATCAACCTGTAACTATTCTTGGACAAGAAGAAGCCTTGAATAAGACAGAAGAAGGAAAGATTCAACTGGTTACTAACCAGATGGACCAAGCTAAGATGCGTCTAGCAGACCGTCTAGCAACAATGATTTACGGAGATGGTACTGGCAACAGTTCCAAAGACTTTAACGGTATGGAGAATATCGTTGATGACGGTACTAACGCCGATACTTATGGCGGACAAACCCGTTCAACTTACGTCAACGCCTTAGACGGTAATCGCACAGCAACCGTAGGCAATGTAACTCTGGCGCATATCGCCGGACAGCTTGATAACGCCACAGGTACAGGCGGTAACAACACCGAACCTAACCTGATGGTTACGACTAAAGCTGTTTACAGTTATATCGAAGAGTTAATCACACCAACAACGCAGAACACCTTTAACGTATCAACCGCTCCTATGCGCTTGTACGCCACTGGTGAAATGCAATCCCCAGAAGCAAACAAAGGACAGCAAGGCTTCAAGGTAATCGCCTACAGAGGTGTACCTATCGTAGCTGATGACGCTTGTCCAACAGGTCGATTATACGGATTGAATGAGTCTGAAATGGACTTCTACTATGTGAATGACTCCAAATTGCAGTCAGTCAATAGGTCAATCTCAACCATTGATAATTCAACCTACAACTCTGCTCCTCAACTATCCGCATGTCAGTTCCGAGGGTTCAATGAAATCAATGACCAATACGCCATGACAGGACAGTTCATTATTCACGGCGAATTAATCTCCTGGAACCCACGTAGACACTTCGTGTCCACTGGTATTACAGGTTCTTAGTCACTAATAAACCAAAATTATGAGTTCAATAAGAGGAATGGCGACAGTTGCGGGACAGGACGTTTGGACAAACTCCGCAGTCCCCCTAGCTGACGTAGGAACTGTCATGTTAGACAGTCAAGGAAGAGAATTACGGTACGTAAAAGTAGGAGGGTCTGATGTTCTGGTTGCGAACTTAATGAGCGCACCAGCCAATAAGACCAATCATCACGGTATGGCAGTAAACACTGCGGCTATCGGTGATGAAACAGTAACAGTAACGCTAGGAGCTACAGCGGCTACTCTGAATGAGTACGCTGGTGGTTTCCTGAATGTGGTAGACGACACTGGCGAAGGATATACCTATGAGGTCTTATCCCACCCAGCCGCTGATTCTGCAGCTACGCTAGTAGTAACACTGAAAGACCCCATCAAACTGGCTTTCGGTGCAGACGCTACTGTAGACCTGGTACATAACGCCTTTAACGGTGTTATTGTAGCGGCTACTTCAACTGACAAACCAGTAGGTGTAACGATTGTTCCACTGTCAGCTGGCTACTTCGGTTGGCTAGTAAAGAATGGTCAGACATCTTGTCTGGCAGAAGCTACCCTAACACTCGGTGCCGAGCTAGAAGCTGGTACAGGTGGTGGAGTAGATGAATTGAGCGATGTTACCGACCCAGTTGTAGTGACCTCGGTAGGTTACGCACGCGTAGCAGGTACGTCAGCAGAACATCCACTAATAGACGTTAGATTATAAACCGCTCTTCACCCGAGGGGAGGGGCAACCCTCCCTATCGGAGAGAGTTCTTAAAAGGAAATACTATGAAAAAGAAAGTAAAAGAAGTAGTAGAAGCAGAAGGCTTCTATAAGGGTTACGCAATAGATTGGCTAAGAAAAGAGCCTACCCACCCAGATTATTATTTAGTCGCCGAGTACGACGAGAAAGGAGATAAATAATTATGCCAGGAAGAGCAAGCGATAACATTCCCACGCTAAAATATGGGAACAAAATATACCCCGAAGATATAGCAGGAATGATAGGATTAGCTTCGGTAGGTAATGTCTGGTATGTAGACGCCGGCATTACAGCAAGCGGAGCAGGTAAGACAAGAGGTACTGCATTTAAGACGGTAGCCGAAGGTCTTTCAGCCGCCACAGCAGATAATGATGATGTAGTTGTCGTTGCTGGTTCATCTAGCACAGGACGTACTACAGAAGCCTCTGCTATCAATTGGAACAAGCGCAGAACTCACCTCGTAGGTAGTGGTGCGCCTCGTAGAATTAACTCACGAAATGGTATGGGGTTTGCCTCTACTGTGGTTTCACCTTGTTTTACGGTTTCAGAGAAAGACTGTATCTTTGCGAATATCTCAATTGCGGTATTTGAAGACATCAATGTCTTAGTAAATGTAACAGGTGATTACAACACATGGATTAACGTTCACTTCCAGGGTATCGGCAACGCTACCACAGGAGATGACACAGCTGGTCGCTCACTCGTCTTAACAGGTGCTGAAGAAAACGAGTTTATCAACTGTACAATTGGACTAGATACTGTAGCTAGAAGTGCTGCTAACGCTTCACTTGAACTTACAGGCTCATGTCCTCGTAACAAGTTCATCAACTGTGATTTTCCAACCTTCAACGATAATGCTGGAGTGTTATGGATAAAAGCAGATACTGGAAACTGTTACGAGCGGTTCTTACAGCTAGAAAACTGTTTCTTCAACAACCCAGATGGTGCAAGCTCAACTACCATGACAATTGGTTTTGACCTCTCAACCACTGGTAATGGAGACATCAATATGCTTAACTGTAATTGGCGCGGAGCTACTGACCTTGCTAACAATTACGATAGATTGTTCTCGAACAGTCCTACCGTAAACACAGCAAATCAGGGCTTAATGATTATCACTGCTACATAATCAAAAGAATAAATGGCAGACTTATTAAAAATCTATAAAATATGTCCTCGTTGTCACGGCACTAAAGCAGTGAAGGCAACTCTACCAGGAGAAGATGAAACTTCCGATGTAGATTGCACTCGCTGTGATGGTGTGGGGGAAATGGAGTGGGGACGCATGGAGGAAACGGAAGAGTAATTGATTACAGCTAGAGGGGGCTTATACCCCTTCTATGGTATAATTAAGATAATTAACACAAAACTATGAGTGTATTTACTTCAGCAATTACAGACTTAGACGCAAACTCTCGCTCCATATCATCTAACGAGGCTATGAGGCTTTCGTCTGAATGGACGTTTGTTGAAAATCTAACAGGCGACCAGGGCAACCACACTTTATTTACCGTTACAGGAGATGTTCTAGTCAATCTTATTGCTGTTTGCAGTACCAACATTGCTGGAGCTGGAACGATGGAAGCTGGCGTAGCTGGTAACACAGCAGAGATTTTACCGCAAATAGCTGACGCGACTGATTTAGATGCTGGTGATGTATGGACTATTGATAGCTCTCCAGGTGCAGGTGCACAAGCATTACGGGCAACTAGAGCAGTAGGTGGCGGTGTAGACATTATTTTAACAATCGGTACGGCAGACTTGACGGCAGGTGTCGTAACATTTTACTGTCTATGGAGACCACTCTCATCTGATGGAAACGTAACAGTAACCACACCGGCTTGATACTTCGCTTGACACTAAATACTAGGGCGGTACACTAAGGGTAAGACTATTAGACTTCCCAGAGAAGCATGGACGAACATCTAGACATGATTGACGTGTACAACCCTACAGATAGGGATTTTACTCATTCTTGGGGCGGTACACCTCACACCATACCCGCAGGAGAGCATAAAGTTCTCCAGCGGTTTTTAGCTGAACACTTGTGTAAGCACTTAATTGACCGAGAGATACAATCAGCCAAGAAAAAGTTGAATGATGAGAACCTTAGAAAAGAGTGGGAAGATAGGATTATCGTAGGTGTCTTTCAGAAGTTTTCAGAAGATAAGCCTTTGACTGAAGGAGAAAAGGTAGCCAGACAGAACGAGATTATAAACGAACAACAAGAAGAGCGTTTTAAGAAACTAGAAGAAGACAATGAGCGAATTAGAAAAGCTGTTTCAGGAAGCGGTCTCAAAGGAAAAAGAAAGCCTGGCCGCCCTAGAAAAACAACTGGAACAGGAACAGGAAAAGAAGCTACGCCTCCTAGCGAATCAGCAGAAATCTCTAAATAGGCGCTTAGAAGCTGTAACAGAACGGGAGGAAAAAGCATCTGAAGAGGGTGTTCTTTTAGGGAAACTTAACCTAGAAGCCAAAAAGGAACTAAAGACTTTAACTGACAAGATAGAAGCCTCTAAGACTATCCTTAACGATATTAAGAGCCGAGAAAAGTTAGTAGCCCATAGAGAGAAGTTAGCTGAAACACGCTTTCAATCTGCCTTCGCTAAAGAGCAAGCTCTACAGGATAAGAAGAATGAACTCATACAACTAAAACAACAAATAGCCAAAGGAGCTAAGGAGATAAATGTAGAGGACGTTCTATAGCTAAAAAGTAAAGATGGTGGTACAATTTTTATAGAGCTACCAGATAGCCGTATTGCTATCTTTTTTTATACAAAATCTATGTTTCTCACATTTAATTCCCAGTATTCACAAGCACAAGATATATGCTCTGATGATAGTGCTGGTACTTTAACGACTCTTAAAAGGGAGATAAACGTAGGTACTGGTATCCTTCTTCACCAACTCTCTCAATACATATACGAGCAAGAGAGAACTTTAACTTCAGTAGCCTCCCAACAGAGTTACGAGTTACCAGTAAGGACTATTAGAGTAAACACCGTCACTTATACATCTGGCTCAATCCCCTACGTTTTAACTGAAATAACAGACAGGTTTGAATGGGACAGAATAAACGAAACTACTTCAACAACTTCAACTTATCCTGAATACTACTATGTGGATAAGAATAAGATACACTTCTTCCCTACTCCCAGCACGGCTGATGATACCATTACCCTACTCACAGAAGAGCGTTTTAGGGAGATGACCTTAGCTGACTACACTACGGGAACAATAACCACGTTAGCCAACGCCGGCACAACCGTCACAGGCGACAGTACGGCGTGGAGTACAGCAACCAATATAAGAGCTGATGGGTGGTTCAAAGTAACTAATGATGGTAATTGGTATCAGATTAGCTCTATAACAGACGCTGATACGCTGGTTCTAAAGAAGGGTTACGAGGGAACGGCTATAGCAGCGGGTACTGACGCTTACACGATAGGAGAGCAAGCTCTGGGAGCGTATGAGGACTTGCACATCCTACCTGTCTGCTACGCATTATCACAGTTCTATGCTATTCGCAGAGACCAAGGCAATGAAACCAAATACCTGACGTTGTGGAACAACGGTCTGGCACAAGCTAATGAAACCTATGCTAATAAGAACGCCTCTGATGTATTACCTTCAAGACGAAGAAGACATAATGATTATGGTCGAGCAAATAGGTATCCTATCAATGTAACAACTTAATATGGCTAAAAGAAGCATTGTGGTAGACAGATGGAATGGCGGATTGTCTTCTTCGCTAAAAGAAGGACGGACAGGTTCTTATAGCTTCGGGCGTTCTCTTTTAACGCATGAGGATAGCTCCTACGCCAAGATACTACCCCGAACAACTAAAGAGTCCTCCACCACCGTTACGGGGCTTATAATGGATATGTGTCGTGTACCAGACGGTACCATATACGCCATAGATAGTGACAAGAAGTTCTACAAGCGAGTAGTGGCAGGAACATGGTCAGTTATCGCTACTATTTCAGGCGATACGAATGGTATGGGGATATTCTACTGGGCGGCTAAAGATACAATTTACATTACTACAGACCAGTCTGTTTCTACTTATGGACCGATAGGTGGAACCCCTGCCTTATCAGAAAACAAATACGATACCTTTAACGACCAATCCATCTCGACAGTTGGGGCAACAAGTTATCCACAGTCTAGTAACCTACAAGGAAGATGGAGTTTGGATGAACTTACAATTGCTTATCCTCAAAGAGATAACATTCAAGGTTTGTGGCATTTGAACGAGACTTCAGGGAGCAGAGCTGATTATTCAGGTAACGCCAATACTTTAACTGACAACGCTACTGTCACAAGTGATGCTACTGACGCTAAAGAAGGTGGAGTAAGTGCTGTCTTTGAAGCTGATAATAGCGAGTATTTAAGCAGTGTTGATACTGCGTCCTTGTCTATTACAGGAGATTTATCATTTGCTTGCTGGGTTAAATTACAAAGCGCACCAAGTAATGCCTCAATGACGTTCTTAAATAAACGTAAGGCTTCAGGTGGAGATTTATTCTCGTATCTATTTCTTTACAATGATTCGAGTGGCACTAAGAC